ATTATATTGGTGAAATGAATTAGCCTCACAATCATTACCAGAACTATCTACCCATATTTTAGGAGGAATTGACGCCAAACAAATTACCGTATCAATATCTATTATATCATTACTATACATACTATTGCAAGAAAAAGCAAACATTGAAACCTTTTGCGTTGATACTTCTGGAGGCACAATTTGGGATTTAGAAAAATACGCTTTCAAAGAAAAAGTAAGCTATGAAATTATAGAAAAATTTTATTCCGTCTTACTGATAGAAGCGCAGAATAAGGTTGTCGATAGTTTCTTTCGTTATATCGAACACAAAAGAGAACCGAAGGAGCGGTTTTATATGCCGAGAAGAAAACAGTTCTTAAAAATTGGTCTGGTAGATGCACTGCAAGGGATGATTGATGATAAGTACGATATTCTGTGTATCAGCCTAATTCCTGGGGCCGGGAAAACGACAATCGAGAAATTCTTCAATGCCGCGATTATCGGTTGGTATCCGAAGGACTTCAATCTGTTTTATTCTCATAGCGGTGATATTACCAGAATGTATTACGATGGCATGTACGATATTGTCACCAACGCGGATGAATACGCATGGAACGAAATATTCCCTAACCTTAGCGTGACGAACACGAACGCCAAGATGGAGCAGTTTAATGTCGGGAAATATAAGCCGTTCCCCTCTGTTCAGTGTACATCCGTAGGTAGTAAGAACGCCGGTAAGGTTCGTGCATCGAAATTTCTGCTTGTTGACGATATGATAGGCGGTATCGAAGAAGCAATGAACCCTATGATACTTGATAAGCTGTGGAACAAATACGCTGTTGACGCAAGACAGAGAAAAATACAGGACACTACGGGGCATAACTGCAAGGAGATACATATTGCTACCAGATGGAGTGTTCATGACGTTATCGGGCGCATACAGAATATGTATGAGGGCAACTCAAGGGTAAAGGTAATTTCGGTTCCTGACATCGACCCTGTAACAGGAGAAAGCAATTTTGATTATGAGTTTTCCGGGTTCGATGTCGCGTTTTTTGAAGACCAGCAACTATTGATGGACGATATTTCCTACAGGTGCCTATATAAACAGGAGCCAATTGAGCGAGAGGGTCTGGTATTCCCTGATGACAAGATACGCCGATACCTCAATCTTCCACACGGAGAGCCAGAAATTATTACCGCACAGTGCGATACCAAGGGAAAAGGAACGGACTATTTTGTCCTGCCAATCCTGCAAAAATACGGTGATGACTACTACTGCGTGGATTGCGTTTGCGATAATACCGCAGACTATGAAATGCAGTACGAAAACGCCGCAAATGCTATTGTTAATAATGGAGTACAGGAGTGCGAATTTGAGCGAAACGCAGGCGGAGACAGGGTTGCTATGGAAGTGAATAAACGTGTAGAGGCTAAGGGTTGGATTTGCAATATTACAGATACGCCGACAGAGACAAACAAAGAAGCAAGGATTTTTCAGTGCTCAAACTGGATTCTGCAACACATTATTTTTAAAGACCAATCCTTGTATACGCCTAAAGAACCATACGGAGTTATGATGTCCCTTCTGAAACGATATTCAGTAAGCGGAAAGAAGCAGCTAGATGACGTTCCAGACGTATTCTCGAACTTCGCAGTCAGAATTACGAAGGGTGCTAGAACCGCAAAAGTAGAAGCGGCTATCAATCCATTCAGAGGGGGTATGTCTTGGTGACGAAAGAAATCTTGAAACAATACACTGATTTACAACAGGAATGCGTTGAGGTGCGAGAGAAAATAAACGCCCTTGAAAAACAGATAGCAAGAATCGAGCAAGACGGTAGCGTCAGAGATAAGGTTTCTGGTGGAATTGGGGGTTGGCAGAGTTTTACCATTGAAGGATTTCCCTATCCTGAATACAACCGCAAGAAAGCCCTGCTCTATTCCAGAAAATCTACACTTTGCGCTCTCGAAATGGAGATAATGGAAACAATCAATCAGATAGAATCATTTATTGCGACCGTTGAGGACAGCCACATGCGGCGCATTATTCATCTTAGATTTGTCGAGGGGTTGTCTTGGGGGGACGTTGCAAAGCGTATCGGCGGAAATACAGAGGACAGCGTCAAGAAAATGTTCTATCGTTTTCTTGAAAAATGAGAAGTTGTCCCCAATGTCCCGAAAAAATCTGCTATAGTTATAATAAAGAATAATGCGAACAGACGAACGCTGGTGCTTGCCAGTGTTTTTTGTTTTGTCTTTTTTTGGAAAGGAGGTGCTTTATGAATAGTAGAACACTTCAAGATATCCTGCATGGATGCTATGGCAGGAAAGTAGCGTATACGGACGCAGAGAAGATAACGCCAGATAACATCATAAGCGTACTCGGAAAGTGTATAGGCGTTTTCAATCTCAATAAAACAGCGATTGATTACCTCTGGCACTACTACAAGGGAGACCAGCCGATACGTTATCGCCAGAAGATTGTGCGTGACGATATTGTAAATAAGATTGTAGAGAATCACGCCTATGAGATTGTGCAGTTCAAGGTTGGGCAGACATATGGAGAGCCTGTGCAGTTTGTCAGCCGCAAGGACGATGAACGGATAAACAAGGCTGTTGATATTCTGAATGATTACATGGTTGATGTTGATAAACAGTCCAAAGATATTAAATCTGGTGAATGGCAGTCCGCAACAGGCACTTCCTTTAAGGCGGCGCAGTTTTCGGATGGAGATATAAAATTTCGCATTGTATCCCCCACTCCGTTAAATACCTTTGTTATTTACAACCGCAGCACAGAAGAACCGATACTGGCTGTGCAGGAATTGAAAAATAAGAATGGCGAATGGTATAAATTGTGCTTCACTGAAACACATTCCTGCGAAATACATAATTCGGAGGTTACGAATTGGAAACTTCATGCTTTCGGCGGCATACCGATTGTGGAATACCCAAATAACCATGAGAGGTTGTCGGATATTGAGCTTGTCATTGATATCCTAGATTCCATAAACAACATGCAGTCAAACCGCATGGATTCTATTGAGCAGTTCGTTCAGTCATGGGTGAAATTCGTAAACTGTGATGTGGATAGCGAGACATATCAGAAAATGAAACAGCAGGGCGCATTGGTTGTCAAGTCGAATAACGGCGAAAACAAAGCGGATGTCGATATTATGACACAGGAATTGAACCAGACGGAATCACAGGTTGCAAAGGATGACCTGTGGGACAACGCCCTTTCCATTCTCGCCATTCCGAATAAAAATAACAATAACTCTGGTGGAGACACACAGGGGGCGGTGCAGCTTCGTAATGGTTGGGATTTCTCCAAGACGAGAGCGAAACTGAAAGACCCTATTGTAAAATCGGCAGAGAAACGCCTTGCAAAAGTTGTGCTGAACATCATACGCATTAAGCATGAGGATTTAGGCATTACCACAAGGGATTTTGATGTGCAGATAAACCATAGTCCGCAGGACAATATGTATACAAAATCACAGACACTTTATCAGCTGTTGCAGGCAGGGATACACCCTCTTATCGCGGTTAAGACGGTCGGTTTGTGGGGGGATTCCGAAAAAACCTTCCTTCTTTCTAAGCCTTACATGGACGCTTTGTGGCAGACAGCAGAAGAAAAGGAAGAACAGGAACGCAAGGCGGCAGAGATTGCGAAACAATCTCAAGTAGTTGCAGAAGAATAAAGAGGTGGTTTCATGTCAAGAATCCCGAATGATGAATTACATACAGAGAAAATTGTATATGAAACCTATTTCGGCGAAATGGAAATATCTGACGAAGAAAAGAAAGAACGGCTCGAGTTGGCGAAAGAACTTGAGCCGATTTTTATTTCTTTTTTTTATGCTTTCTTGGAATCTGGTGAGGGCGAAGAAGATTTTCTTCAAAGTCTTTCCGCTGAATACGAAAAGGCGGCGTTGAAGTTCCTAAAGGTCAGAGAGCCACCAGCATACATAAAAGAATACTCGGAGAAAATCACAGAAGATATTATCCGAACAACCGTTGAAAATAAGGATACGCCCTACTTTACTTCTATTGACCGCGCTATGAATATTGCGGCGAATGAAGCGAATACCATTGGCAACTACCGAGAATACACCAGAATGGTTAAGCAAGGCTATAAATACAAGACTTGGATAACCATGCGTGATGATAAGGTGCGGCATACACACGCCGAAGCGAATGGATATAAAGTCGGGATATTCGATTCTTTTCATATTGGGGTATCTGAAATGTCCTTCCCTCGTGACTACTCTTTAGGGGCAAGCGCGGAGGAAATTGTAAATTGCAGATGCAGTCTTAAATATACGAAAACTTAAACAGTCCTTAGGGGCTGTTTTTTGTTTGCAAAAAATTAAGCAGCTATGCGGTAAATAGCAAAACTCAGCAGGTGCGACCTGCGGTAACAAAAGCGTGAGTAAAAGAACAGGAGGTAATAACCATGAAACGAGAAGATGTGCTGAAACTTTTTCCAGAGGCAACAGATGAGCAGATTACAAATCTGCTGAATCAGAGCAACAAGGAAGTCTTGACCGAAAAAAACAAGGCGGCGCAGTACAAGGAAAAAGCCGATAAGGCGGATGAATTACAGGCAAAGATTGACGAATTGGAATCCAATGGTCTGTCTGAAACTGAAAAAGCAAACAAAGCGTTGGAAACAGCAAACGCCAGAATTGCAGAGCTTGAAAAGGCGCAGACATTGGCAAACCAGAGAGCGGCGGCGGCTGAAAAATTCAAAGTAACCGCTGAACAGGCGGCGCAGATTGTAAAGGAGGATGGCACATTCGATTATGACATTCTCGGTCAGATTATTACCGAAAAAGAAACGGCAGCAGCTAAAGCCAAGGAAGATGAAATTGCGGCAGGCAGTCAGAATCCCGGCGGCGGTACTGGCGGAAACGGAAAAGAAGAAACGGACGCTGAAAAGATGGCAAAGGAAATTGGTGGTGCCTTTTCCGATGCAAATAAAACGGCGGAATCCGTATTGAAAAATTATATGTAAGGAGGATGAAAAAATGAAGTTTAAAGAATCAAGTGTAACTACGCAAAAGGAAATTCTGAAAAGAAAACTTGGCGGTGAATTGTTCACACCTGTAACTTTGGACGCATCTGCGTTTACAGATGGTGTTTGCAAGGCTGGGAATCCTATTTCCGCAGAGGGGAAAAAGGTAAATGGTGGAAGTGGTGATTCGGCGGCAGTCGGTATCCTGCTTTATGACGTGTACGATTCTAACCCCAACGGAACTATCATCAAGGCTTTTGCTTGCGTGAATGAAGCAAATGCGAACGCGAACGCAGGAATCACGATTGCAACAGAGGCGAAAACTGCCATGCCACTGATTGTATTTGAATAAGGAGGTGTAAAGTAATGAACATTAGAGACGTATATAACGCAAAGGCGATTGCCCTTGTGCAGACAGAGGTTGCGAGTAACAGAATCCCCTATCTTGGTGAAGGTCTGTTCCCTGCGAAAAAGAAAATGGGTCTTGACCTGAAATGGATTAAAACGTCAAAAGGTCTGCCTGTTTCTTTGTCTCCTTCTAACTTTGATGCAAACTCTACAATCAGAAGTAGGGGAGGCTTCATTGTTAAAGAAACTGAAATGCCGTTCTTCCGTGAATCCATGATTGTGAAGGAAATTGATGAGCAGGAAATCATGCGTGTGCAGGATTCTTCAGACCCTTACGCAGCAGATGTTTTGAGCAGAATTTTTGACGATGCAAACACTCTGATTGAAGGTGCGAATGTTGTGCCGGAAAGAATGATTATGCAGTTGCTCTCCCCTGCTGATGGTTCTCCTAAGATTTCCATTGAGGCAAACGGCGTTGCGCACGCATTCAATTATGACCCAGATGGAGAGTACAAGAAAACAAACTTTGCGGAGCTGACTGAAACAACTGACAAGTGGTCTGATACCGAAAACTCTGATCCTCTCGACGATGTTTCTGTGGGACTGGATTCTGTTGAAGCAAAAACTGGCGAAAGACCTTCTATCTTGATTGTTTCCAGAAAGACCATGGACTATCTGAAACAGAACAAGAAAATCAAATCCGCAATTTTGGCGCAGAATGCAACGGCAAATATCTTTATGAACGATAACAGAGTGAAGGAAATTTTCTCTGCTGAACTGGGCGTAAATATTATCGTTTACTCCAAACAGTACAAAAACGAAGAAGGAACAGTTGCTAAATTCTATCCAGATGGTTTTGCAACACTGATTCCTAACGGCGCACTGGGCAACACATGGCGCGGTACAACACCAGAAGAAAGAACGCTGATGGGAAGCAAAGATGCGGATGTATCCATTATCAATACAGGCGTTGCGGTTGCGGTAACGGTTTCTAATGACCCTGTGCAGACAAAGACAACCGTATCCGAAATTGTACTTCCCTCTTACGAGAGAATGGACAGCACCTATGTTATTAAATGCTACTAAAAAAGGAGGTCGGTTAAATGAAATTCGACCATAAAGTGAAGCATAATGGCATCTGGTATGAGCCTTTTGAGGAAGTACCAGATTCTAATGGTAAGAAAGCCTATACAAAAAGCGAAATCGCGCGCATGCCTGTCGATGAACTGCGACAGTTGGCGTTGAAGGTTGGCATTGGTGGCGCAGCTGAAATGAACGGCACAGAGTTGAAACAGTATATCTTGTCTGCGTTTGGCATGTAAGGGGAGTGATTGCTTATGGCTGATTACAGCATTTTGGAGCAAGTAAAAATCAGACTGCGGCAGTTTCACGTTGAAGATGATGATACTGTGGTATTCGACAAGAAGGAAGAAAATCCGCTTTTGAACCAACTGATAGAACAGGCGAAAAAGGAGATTGCCATAAAGCGTATGTATCCAGATACATACACAGAGGATGATATTTCCAAGGATTTGAAAAGATTTGAGAACAATATCGTTGACTTGGCAGTATATGACCGCTCACAGGCAGGAGAAGCCTATATGGCAAGCTATTCTGAAAACGGAGTGAGCCGTTCTTGGAAGAATAGAGAGGATTTGTTCTTTGGCGTATACCCGTTTGTAAAGGTCCTTTAAAGTGGTTAAAGCAAACTGGCTTTAGTCGTTTTTAGTGCGTTGCCGTTGGAAGTTTCGATAAATTTATCGAATTTTTGAAATTTAATCGAAAATAAATGAAATTTCATTAAATTTTCTACTTAATTTTTCTATTAGATTCGATAGATTTTATTTTTTTAACGAAATGGCAGCAGGGGTGCATTGTATTATGCGGCGGTGGGCTGATGCACAATTATTAAGCAGAAAGGCGGTACAGAAATGCAAGTCGAAATAGCATACCTAATAAGCATAGTATCTTTGGCATTTTCCGTCTTTTTCGGGTTGAAAAGCAGCAAGCATACAGACACAAAGGATATTGAGGAACGTGTGAAGGATAACACCAGAATCAATATGAAACTGGATGCCATTGCAGGCACAACGCAGGAAATAAAGTCGGAAATATCCACGATGAGAGAAGAAATCAATAGTCACAACGACAAGATTATCAAGTTGGAGCAGAGCCTTAAATCTGCACACCATCGGCTTGATACTCTTGAGGAACGAATGAATCATGAGTAGGTGGTTTTCAAATGCTCGATATTAACAGACAAAAGATGTTCTATTCAAAGCAAATCGGTCAAGTCCCTGTCTATGATACGGACGAGGATGGCAATTTGAAATACATCACTGTGGACGGAAACCAAGTGCCGATAGAGACAGGAGAATACACAACAGGATATGATGTTCCTGTACCCTTCCGTTCTTCCATAAGCAATAAATTGAGCGAATCACTTATTAAAGAATTTGGTGTTGATAATTCAACAAATTTTGTTCAGATAGTCGATGACAAGGGGAAACTTCCTTTGTCTGTCGGGGATTTGGTGTGGAAGAAATCTGCGGTTCAGTATAAGGCGGCAATGGTCGATAAGACAAGCTGCGACTACATCGTCAAAGGCGTTGCAGATGAAGGGCTGACGGTTGATTTGTTTTTGCTACAAAAGAATATAAAGTAGGTGCAACATGGAAAATAAAACTGTAAATGTTCTTGGAGAGAATTATTCAATTATGTTTGTGGACGAATATCCAGAACTATTTTCTGATTTTGAGGAAACGTCAGATGCCTTGTGCAATTTCTATGACAAAGTGATTTATGTATTAAATCCAAAAGAAAAAGACCTAACGGAAAATGGGAAAATGAACTTAAACAAAAAGAAACTTAGGCATGAGATAGTCCATGCCTTTCTTTTTGAAAGTGGTTTATCTTCCAATACGCATGGGATTTATGGTGCATGGGCTGAGAATGAAGAAATGGTTGACTGGATTGCAATACAGTCTCCAAAAATATTTAAAGTGTTCCAAGAACTTGAAATTTTGTAGGTGGTTCTATGTCGAAGAAAATATCAATCAATATCATGTCCAATAAGTCCATCCAGAACGCCGTAAAAGAGGTTGAGAGCTACGCTTACGAATTGACTGATAAATGTAACGAACTGGCGAAAAAACTCGCTCAAATCGGCGTACAGACCGCCAAAATGAAGGTTGCTCAATACGATGCTGTTTATACAGGAGAACTTCTTAGCAGTATCAATTATGAGCAAGGGGCGGTCATTAAAAAAGGTGCAACGTGGATTGTGTACACTGGCTGTCCTTGGGCCAAATTTGTTGAGTTTGGTACAGGTATTGTCGGAAAGATGAAGCCACACAAAAATAAAGGTATTGTCGGTTGGGAATATGATGTGAACGAACATGGAGAATCTGGATGGTGGTATTACAGGGACGGAAAACGACACTGGACAAAAGGTATGCCCTCTCGCCCATTCATGTATGAAACGTCCATAGAATTAGCAGAAAAGATTGCGGAGGTTGCAAAGGAGGTGTTTGGTTGAGTGATAATTCATGGGCTTATGACATCGGAACGGTTGTATTCTCAATCGTAAAAACGAAAGCTAAGCCAAAATTGGAATCGAAATATCCGACCATATACTTCACAAGCAACGGAAAGAAATTAAGTGATGCTATCTTCCCTACCGTCTATATTCATCGTATGGCGGCGGCGGAGCGTGGAGCAGACCTTGAGGGACTTTCCATAAACGCAACCTTGGAAACCTTTCAGGTGGATGTATTCACAAACACAAACCAATCGGATGTAGGCAGAATAATGTCTGTTGTCGCAGATGTATTCAAGGAAATGCGGTTCAAGGTTATTGCCCTTCCAGAATTTAATGAGGGGGATACATACAGAAGTACCGCAAGATTCCAAAGAGTAATAGGAGCAAATGACAGTTTAACGTGATAAAGCCTAAACGGGCTTTATTTTTTTATGCAAAAAGGAGGAATGAATATGGCAACAGGTTTGAAATCCAGAATTATTTATAGAGAAAAAACATCAAGTCCAACAGAAGGTTCTTATTGGGCAGGAACTTATAAACTTCTGTTGAGGGCGAAAGCCATTCCAAGCCCATTTGGTTCTCAGAACATGGTGGATACATCCACGCTGGAAGACCTTGTAGAAACACAGGAAATGGGAAGACGTGCGGCTGGCTCAATGGAGATTTCTGGCGCATTTGAAAAGAAATACAAAGATGACATGGTTTCAAACGAGGGAAAGGAACTGGATTTTTGTATCTTATATGGGACAGATGGCAAGGGTTCAGAAGGAATCTGCGCTTTTATCGGTCAGGAATCTTTCGCTCCTGATGAAGCAACAGATGACCATTTGACAGGAACTGCAACCGTAGCTGTGAAAACAGTTCCTAAGTGGATTGAGAATGATTATGATGTTGCGGTAACGGAAGACGAGAATGGCTATCCGACTACAATCACACTGTCAAAAAAAGGTTAAGTCAGCCCTTGAATATAGAATCGGCTAATATGGCTGACTATGATAAATCCATAGCCGAAATACAGTAAATTAAGTAGAAAAAAGGAGTTATGCAAATGAAAAACTTTACCATTAACAAAAAAGTGTATAAGGCAAAAGAATTTGATTTTAACCTTGTTTGTGACTTGGAGGACGAGGGTGTTTCTCTTGAGGTCATGCAGGATAAACCCATGTCTATGATGAGAGCGTATTTCGGCATCTGTGCCGGCATTGGAAGAAATGCAGCTGGGGAAGAAATGCAGAAACACATTGTTTCCGGAGGAAGTTTTGAAGAAATGGCAGAAGCCATGTCTAACGCTATGGAACAGTCTGATTTTTTTCGGGCTGCCAACAAGACAGCGGAAGCGGAAACTGCGGAAAATCAGAGAGAAGCGGAATAAGAAAAAAATACAAGTCGTTTCGTGAATTTTTGACTGCTGAATGGTTTCCACAGGCATACGCTATCGGGGTTTCGTGGGATGAATTTTGGAGAATGAATCCAAGGATATTGTTTGCGATTGCAGAGGGATACAACCAACGTGTCAGAAATGCAGATTACATGAATTGGATAAACGGTCAGTATATGCTTTCTGCTGTAATTGTCGGTGTAGAGAAAAATTTGGCAGGAAATAAGGCAAAAAATGAGTATATCAAAGAACCCATCCTTTCTGTTAGCGAAGAAAAACGGAATACTGAATCAAATGAAGAGATTGCGGTTTTTGAAATGAAAAAAAGGATACTGGCACTTCGTGAATCTGGTTTGCCAGAAAGTCCGAAATAGTATTTAGGTGGTAATGGCTAAGTCTATTACCACCTATTTAACGCTATGGGAAGGTGGTGGAAACGAAGAATGAGTGAAATAGATAAACTTGAGATAAAGATTGTTGCAGATGCCGCAGAAGCGGAAAAGTCTGTAAAAAAGTTGAGCAAAACTATTGATGGTATCGGGAAAACAGGAGATTCCACAAAACAGATTCGTGAAATTAAATCTGTTTTGGAGAGCATTAAAACACCAGAAATAGAGATTAAAGGCATAAAAGAATTTGCGAAACAAGCAAGAATCATAGCACACAACTTTTCAAAAGCCGCAAGAAGTGCAAAGGAAATCGGCGCTTCGTTAAAAGGCGTGAATCTCGGACAACTCACAAAAAAGACGAAAAAAGAATCTGCATCTGTTGAAGATTATAGCCATTTGAAGGACATCCCTATTTTTGACATGGGCAAGCAGATTAACGGTGAGCCGATACAGGATGCCGCAAAATCCATGTCTGATTTAACGAGCGAAACGAGCAGAGCTGTTTCCGTTGCAGGACAGCTTGCCGCCGCAATGGAACGTGTTTCGGAAAACGCCGCAAAAACAGACAGATTTTCTGGAATAGAAAAAGAGATCTCAAAAAATCTTGGCATGACAGGCGTTCTGGATATTGATAACGGAAAATTCGCTGAAACCATGGAGGAATCAAAAAGCCTTATCAATGGATTTAGAGTTGACTTAGAAAAACTCGGACTTAGTGAAATCAAGTTTCCAGAAGTCGAAAAGGCAGAGAAAGAATTAAGAAATATAGAGAATACGGTTAGAGTTCTGACCGAAACCATAGAAGAATTAAAAGCGTCTGGTGCAAATGCCAAACAGTTAAAGCCGCTTGAAAAGCAGTTGGAGAGAATAAGCCAAAAATCAAAAATAGCAAATCTTAATCTGAAAGATACTATTGCACTTGCACGTTCTAAAATACCAAATATTCAAGAGGGGTTGCAGGAAAATCAGAGCAAAAAAACGCAACAAGTAAGCCAGAGGAAACGCTCAAATAAATCTCGTGGGCGTTCATCCGGTGGGCTTTTTGGTCGCTCTGGCGGTCGCAATAGTTTTTCTTTGCCTAAAATGGTTGGTATGTCTGTACTGTACTCCACTGTATTTCAGCTGATTGCTACCATACAGTCTGCATTTGCAGAGGGTATGCAAAGTTTGGCACAGTACAGCCAATCGGTAAACGCCAATATTTCCTCTATGATGTCCGCTTTAATGCAGTTGAGAAACGCATTTGCGGCGGCGTTTGAGCCTATTCTTTCTGTTGTCGCACCCTACCTTGCTACTTTCATTAGTTGGCTTGCGAAGGCAATCAATATGTTGGGGCAATTCATTGCGGCACTTACAGGCAAAGGCTATGCGGTACAGGCTAAAAAAGTGCAGATGGACTACGCGAAAAGTCTGCAAAAAACGGCAGGCGGCGCAGGAAAAGCAGCTAAGGCATTAAAGGAAATGCAGGACTATACGCTCGGATTTGATGAATTGCACATCATAGACACTAAGCAGAACGATAGCGGCGGTGCGGATGGCGGTGCAGGCGGCGGTGCAGGAGACCTTCTCCCTACCGATATGTTTGAAACTGTCGAGATTGATTCCAAGATAAAAGGTCTTGCCGACAGAATAAAAGAAGCATTTAAAACGGGGGACTTTTACAGTCTTGGTGCTGATTTGGGGAAAAAATTACAAGATGCGCTCGGCAGTATCGACTGGGATGCAATATATGAAAAGGCAGACAAATTCGGCACAGGATTGGCAAGTTTTTTAAACGGCTTAATATCGCCCGATACATTTTCTGTTTTAGGGGCAACAATAGCAGGCGCATTGAACACCGCATTGCATTTCCTTGATTCGTTTGGCACTACATTTGATTGGTCTAATTTCGGGCTATCCATAGCGGCTGGAATTAACACGTTTTTCTCCACTTTCGATTTTGTCCTTGCCGCGGATACGGCTAATAAATGGATAAACGGTATTTTAACCACATTGATAAAAGCCGTACAGGGTACAGATTGGGCAATGATAGGAGAAAAAATTGGAACATTCATAAAGGAAATTGATTTTGTCACCATTCTGTCCAATATCGGAACGCTGATATTTGAAGCAATATCGGCGGCACTTGAAGCGTGGAATGGTTTTGTTGATGTTGCGCCGATAGAATCAACTATCATAGCCGCTGTTGCGTTATTGAAATTTACTGGTCTGGGTGCTTCAATAGCCAAAGCAATCGCAGCACAGATAGCAGGCTCGGAGATTGTTACTGGTATAGGAACTGCTATTGCTGGTCTTGGACCGAAGATTGCAGGATTTATATTAAGTCCTTGGACGCTTGCCATAGGGGCGGCTATATTAGCCGTTTTTATGACTATAAAGCATTGGGATGAGATAAAAGAGTTTCTTGCGAAGTTGTGGGATGGTATTAAGAAAACAGTAGTCGAAGTATGGGACTCTATTAAAAATTTCTTCAAAACAACATGGGATGAGATTGTAAGCTACTACCCAGAGAAATGGAATGAATTAAAGACGGCAACCTCTGAATTGTGGGAAGCCGTCAAAACAACCATTTCTGAAAAATGGACTGCAATTAAGAATTTCTTCACGGAAACAATACCGCAGATTATAAGTGATATTGTTGGTTGGTTCTCTGAATTGCCATCTAAAATTGGCACTGCAATTTCAACTTTAATATCCTCCATCTTCCCTACATGGGGAAATGATATCTCAACTTGGATTTCATCTTCAATACCAGAAAAAATCAAAATGATTATCGACCTGTTTAAAGGAATACCACAGGGCGTATACAATGCCGTAACATCCATGGGACGTACGATTGAGAAAATCGGTAAATGGATGTGGGAAGGCATTAAAAAAGGTTTGCTCTCTTTAGTTCCTTCTGGCGTGAAGGAAGTTGTAAGTGGAATACTTAGTGGCACAAAGAGCGCGGCAGAAATCCACTCCCCATCCAAACTGTTTAAACGAGAGGTCGGTGCTTATCTGGGCGCAGGTATCGTTGAAGGTATGGAAGAATCCGTCAAAGGTGCAGGCAGTGTTATTGATGAAATCGTAGACAAAGTTTCTGGCGGTGGCAGTCTTGCTCCTGTTGTATCGGTTGAAGCACCAGACATTTCACAATGGGATGCGACATGGGCTATATTGAGGGAAAACTTTGAAAGGCTAAAGGCGGATATCATTTCAAGTATGAATGCATTCTATTCGAGCATAAGTGCTATGACAACGAATTTCGGTACGGTTTCCAAGGCACAGATAACAGCTTATCTGTTAAAAGTTTACGATAACATTTACAACACGTTTGATGCTATCAGACAGACCTTGCAGCAAGTATCTGATGAGGTCACAAGGATGCTAAACCAGATGGTTTCGGACGCAAACTCACTGGCAGGACTGACAGGAAAGAAATACAGTCATGTCGGCGGTTATACCATGCAACAGGCACAGCGTTTCGACATAGAAATGTTTGCGAACGGTGGTTTCCCTCGGTCTGGCGAAATGTTTATCGCAAGAGAAGCAGGCGCAGAAATGGTCGGCAGTATTGGCGGCAAAACAGCCGTTGCCAATAACGACCAGATAGAACGTGCAATTTTCAATGCAGTTTTAACAGCTATGTCACAGGCAATGGCGAACGGTAGCATCCAGCCAATCGAACTGAATCAGAAGATTGAACTGGATGGAGACGTTATTTATAACAATCAGCAGAAAGTATCCGCAAGACGAGGGATAAACTTTGGTCTTGGCGCATTTCAAAGGTAGGTGGTTTTTGTGGCAGTAATCAGATATAACGGCACAGAAATTACCTGTCCTTCTGTGCAGGAATACGAAGGTCAGCAGTTAGTTGACAGCGGCAGAAATGCAAACGGCGTTGTGGTAGCTCAAAAGATAAACCGCCGCCAAGTGAAATTGACATTGGAGTGGAAGGTTATTTATCCAAAGGAATTGCAGAAGATTTTGCAGTTGGTAGAAACCCTTATAGGAAACGTAACCTACTATGACCCAAAAGAAGGGAAATTCATCACAAGAGAAATGTATTGGGGCGATTATTCCGTTTCTACATATTGGGTGTCCGAGAATGGCACGCCAAAAATGTTTACAGGGTTAAAGACATCCCTTATCGACACAGGGAAATAGCGGGGCGGTGGTTTTATGTATCCAGTAACAGCAAAATGGAAAGAGGAAACAGAACAAACGCTCCGCAATCCTTCCTATGTGAGAATTGTATTTGGCGTGACAGACCCAGATGCGCCAAGGTTAAGCAGACCAACAGATAATGGACATTTGCCTTACAGTGATATTGATAGCGTGGATGTTGGGACAACTGCCCCATCCACATATCAAACCATGGAACGTAACCGCTTTGTGTTGGATGGCAAGAATCCGTTGCCGAGAGAAGTAAACCCGATTTATCAAGGGTATGTCGGTACGGAAATCAGTGGCGATACAGGGATATATGCTATACAGCCATTCGTAAAGGTTGCGTTTGATGACTATGTGCAATTTCCGGGACTAACCTTTCAGTTTGATGAAAGTATGGGGGACTATCCGAGTAGTTTTCGTATCTTGGCGAAAAAGGATGGTGTTTCTGTTTTTGACAAGACATTTTCTCCAGATACGCCATATTGGGAAATGTCCGAGCATATTCCGATTTGCAACGAAACACAGTTCTTTTGGATAAAATCAAGCATACCGCACCGCAGGGCAAGACTGCTTTCTTTGATTTATGGTCTGGTAAGCAGATTAACTACCGATGACATTACAAGCTGTTCCTCTACGAAGGAAATCGACTTGTTGACCTCTAAAATTCCAAAACAGGAATTTGAGTTTACGTTGATTGATATGCAAAGAAGATATGACCCAGAGAATCCGCAGGGCGTTTGGGAGTATTTGGAAAGCAGACAACCTGTCAATTACCAGTACGGCTATGAATTGTCGGACGGCTCTGTTGAGTGGATACCTTGGGGGTTGTCCTATTCCTCTGGGGACTTTGAAGTATCTAAGCAAGGTATTGTTGCAGAGGTCAGCATAAAGTGTGTCGGGTTGGCAGACCATTTGACAATGACCTATGATGAGGGCGTTTATTCCCCTTCTGGTCGCAGCTTGTTTGACCTTGCAACCGATGTTATGAGGTTTGCGGGATTTGAAAATACAATTCAGCTTGATAACGCATTGAAGAATATTTATACGCATAATCCCCTGCCCTCCTCCAAAGTGAATGAGTGCTTGCAACTGATAGCAAATGCAGGGCGTTGTGTTATGAGCCATAGCAGAGGCGGCTATATTCAAATCCTTAGAGAAAGCGCAGAAACAACTGGGTTTGACATGAACTTCGACAAAATGACGGATACGCCAACAACAACAAAGATACCGCCACTTCGCAACCTATCAGTCGAGTATAACTCCATCAAGGTAAATCCCGAATTGACGGCGGCAGTCAATGCTGTTGAAATTTCGGCCCCTACCGCACACGAGTACACCTTTACCCACCAAGCTTTTACAAATCAGAAGGTAGAGGTAAGCGGCGGCTTGTCTATTGTCGGCACGACAAAATACTATGCCTACAAAACCGTAGTAACGCTTAAGGGAAACGGTACGGTAACAGTCAATGGAAATAGCCTAACCGAAAACAAAATCGAATACAAGGCGAAATACAGTGATGTAGGCGAGGATTTGAGCGGAGTGAGCAACTCTCTGATTGACAATAGGGATGATGCTGTTGCATACGCAAACTGGGTGGCGGCGGTAACGCTACGCAGAAACACTTACACCGCACAGGACAGGGGCTATCCAGAGTTGGACGTTGGGGACACAGTAAGCCTTACAAGCAACTTTGCGAATCAAACGCCTGTCACTATGGTTCAGCAGAAATTGTCCTATAATGGCTCAATTAAGGGCGAGTGCCAATATATTATTGGGGGTGGTGGATGATGGCTTGGATAACACCTATCTTTGACAGAATCGTTGAGGATACCGTAAGCGCAAGAATAAATCAAGGAAATGCAGAAAACAACAAAGGTGCGTTAAACTACCAAGACTTGAACCGCATTGAGGGAAACCATAAGGAATTGATGGAATGGCTCATGGGCAGCGGCTATTATCTTCCTCGTTCATACAGGGACTACAAAGAATTTAACGGCAAAACGTACACCGATTGGCAGGAAGAAAATATACCTTGGCTGTCCGAAATCAACCGTATCCGAGCGAATTATACCGCTTTGGTTCGGTTGTTTTTGGTTGGCTTGGGTTTGCCTGTATTTGAGGAAAGCGATTACCTTGACTGGCAGGAAGTAAATGATTGGGAACGTGTTGCAGATATGAGCAAGAAAATGTATGAAAAAATGAAGGCTGAGTACATTTTCTGCGGCACAACGGATAGCGGAGGTGCAAGGCTATTATGAAAGATTTTGTTGACAGATTACCAACGGAGGTTGGCAGGAGAAAAATAACGCATGCAGACGGAACAAGTGAATATGTGACAGTCGAAATGGCTGATAACCCGACTGTTATCGGCACACCACTGAATCGTGAAGCGTTTATGGCGTTGCAGGGGTTTGAGGCGTTTCATGTTGCTTTTAACGATGACGGCTCTATTACCGAAACAAATGCACTGAATGAACCGCTGGACACCGTTTTCAATTCAGACGGAACGATTGACGAAACTTTTACAAATAAGGACGGAATGAAAATCGGAATAAAAACAAAATTCAATCCAGATGGTTCGATTTCGGGAAACCCTATCAATTTCACAGCATAAGGAGGGAAAAATTATGGGAATTTGGGCGGCGGTAAAGTACGCATTAAATAGCACGTTGGGAACAAGCAGTTTTTTGTCATTAGACAAAATGATTCAAGCACATGGTACGCAGACCTTTACCGAGGATGGCACATTTACCGTTCCTGCTGGTGTGACAAAGATTTGGGTTACTGCGGCGGCAGGCGGACAAGCGGGTGGAAATAGTAGTAAATCAAATTCGACAGGGGGCGATGGTGGGGCAGGCGGCGACTGCATCCTAAAAAAAGCCTTTAGTGTTGCACCGGAACAAGTTATTTTGATTACCATTGGTAAAGGAGGTACGTCAAACCTTCAAGTCGGAGGGTCCACTGTTGTTGGCAACCTTATCACATTGGCTGGAGGAGACGATAGTAGAATAAGTACAACCGGTGGGGGTAGAGGGGGCAACGGAGGACTAAAATATTCCGATAGTAGCAATGGTATAAACGCAGAAAATGGACAATCTGGCTTACTCGGTATTGGTGGCACTGTTGTATATACATATGAAAAGTATAGATCCGGCGGCGGCGGAGGAGGTTCCATAGGAGATGGCGGTTTACCGGGTGGCACTAAAGATAATGAGAATGGTAATGGTCACGATGGTAAAAATGGAGGTGGCGGCGGTGGCGGCTCTGGTATCGGCTATAATTATGTCGGTGGTCGTGGCGGCAACGGTATTGTAATTATCGAATGGTGAGGTGAGAAGATGAAAACTTATGCAATGATTTTACAAAACAGAGTGATTGGCATTCTGAAAAACCAAGAAACAGAACCACATTGGCCGCCCGACCCTTCGGGCAATTCTGTGACTGCCATTCCTTGTGACGATACCGTTACGCTTGGCATGATTTATGATTCTGAAACAGGTACATTTTCGGAATACACACCACCCGAACCAGAACCTATGCCAGAACCGCAACCAACCCAGCTTGACCGCATTGAGGAGCAGTTAAACGCCCTTACTGCGGACAGCGTGACAATAGAGAAATTAAATGCGGCAATCAGTGAAGGGGTGAATGAGGTATGATGGAAACGATTAAGCACATGGCGAAGCTGGCGGCGCAGGCGGTGCAGGAGAAAGCGGACACTATGACAGGAACGGAATTAAACGCTGAGGACAGGTTTATTCCTGATTTTCAGACAGCGAAAGAAAAAGAAAATATGCTCAATCGCCCTGTCGGGTTTATCTGTAAGAGTACCGCAGAGCGCGTGGTAAAGCTGTTACAGGTCTATGACAGCAGTATTTATACCGCTGAGCCAGAGGAACTGCCTGCACAGTGGGGGTTCGTATGGAGTGACAACCCCGAAAAGGCGAAGCCGTTTATCGCGCTCGCAACGTCCCCTTACATGAAGGGAAATTGCTGCACGGAGGATGGCGCGGTGTATCGTTCTCTTATCGATAATAATACATGGAGCCCGACAGAATACCCTAGCGGATGGGAAAAGGTAGAAGCATAAAGGAGGCTTGATGAAATGAGACAGATTACATTCTTAATGGAAAACTGGTACTTAGTGGTGGCACTTCTGGCGGTTGCCTGCGTGATTGGTATGTGTATCGGCAGATTTCTGAATATGCCCACCGAAACACAGCGCGTCAAAGTGAAACAATGGCTGTTATGGGCGGTTATGCAGGCGGAAGCAGAATTGGGGAGCGGTACAGGCAAGTTGAAGCTGCGGCAGACCTATGATTTATTCGTTCAGCGATTCCCTGCGGTTGCCATGGCGGTATCGTTCGACACGTTCTCACTGTGGGTGGATGAAGCACTGGAAGAAATGCGAAAAATGCTGAAAGAAAACAAGGCGGTCAAGGAAATTGTAAAGGGATGATTACATGGCGAAAAAAATGACAGGAAAAGAATTGGTAGCCTTCTGCCGTTCCAAAATCGGCACACCGTATGTTTACGGCATGAAAGGCTCTGTAATGACAGAAGCCAACTACAACTATCTGAAAAACAAATATGGCAATATGGTATGGAACAGCGACCGAAAGAAAATCGGCAAGGTTTGTGTAGACTGCTCTGGTCTGATTTCGTGGGCGTGCGGTGTGAAACTTGGCAGTACCCAATGGAAAGAACGAGCAAAAAGCGTAAACCCTATTTCCACTATCGAAAAAGCACCCATCGGGGCGTTGGTATGGATGAAGGGGCATATCGGTGTTTACACTGGTATGAAGAACGGATACCCCTACTACATAGCAGCTGACGGCTCGGCTTACGGTGTGCGTGAAGTCCCCCTGCGGTGCAATAAATTCACACATTGGTTGCTTGTAAATGATATTTTCGACTACGAAACGGAGGATGAAGAAGTGGTAGAGAAATGCAAGATTATTATTGACGGCAAAGAACACATGGCAGAACGGATTTTGAAGGATGGGACAAACTATATTAAAATTCGTGATGTTGCGGATGCCATCGGGTATAACATCACAAGCAAGGGGAGTATTGCGGTGCTGACGAAAAAATAACCATTGCGTTGACCTCAACAAAATGGTATAATAACAATACACCCTTTCGTAGATGTTCCAATCATAAGCTACGCAAAAATTGGGAGTATATCAATTTCGGTATACTCCCTTTTTTTATGCCGTTTTCCGAATTTCCCCGACCATCATATCTACCATATCGAACACTTCATCCCCATAAGTAGCCACAAAGTCACATAAAAATTCCTCTTGCTCTAAGGGTATATGTATGTCATAGGACATACAGACTGCATGGCATAATTCGTGTATAAGCACCTTCCTCTTAAAACCTCCTACAAGCCGATTTGAAAGGCAAATACAGTGAGTAGTGTTATCCGTCACGCCAACTGTAAAACTACCGTCAGAGCGGCGCAGGCAGTCTGAGGATGGCGCAACCGAAACAACACTCCATTTCACGCCATTTATCTCGAATACCATTCCATCACCCCCGATTAAAAAAGATAGGGGCAAGATAACCCCTATCCTATTTTGCATCAGCCGATTTTCTGCAACAGTGTTGTCATTTTGGCTTTCAACAGAGTACGTTCTTCTGGTGTCATATCCGAAAGAATCTCTGTCACATCACCAGAAAGTTCTTTCATGTATGCTTCAAGGTCGCGCATCTTTTGCTCTTTATCAGCCTGAGAATTGCCCCTGTGCATTTCCTTACTTTCTGTATAGTGGCGTTTCGCTTTATCGTAGCCGCTCATCATGGGTTCGGTGTAGTACATTCTGCCGCCCATACGGTCTAAATCCCTGCCCCGCTCTGCTTCACTCTTGCTATCCCATTCGTGATACATATCGGGTGTCTGGAAGTAGTAAGGCGGTTCTGTATATCCTCTGCGTGTTCCTCTGCCCTTTGGTGCAAATCGACCGTCAGCGTATCTGTAATGGTCGTAGAAACGCCTGTCTCCGTCCTCGTAGTATTCGGATTTCAACCGCCTAAGGATTTCCTTATCTTCTTCTTCGTCCTCTTTCTCTGCTTTCTGCATAGCTTTTGTAATGACCGCTTTATATTCGGCATCGTTTAAGTCTTTAATCATGTCAACAACCTGTCCCATTTCGGCGGTATCAACACATTCCAGACCGCTTTCCATTTCGGACCATGCCTTTTCGCAAAGACACTCAATCATTTTGTGCATTCTCTCAATGTGCATAAATTATTCACCTCCGCCAGTTGTTGCAGGGGCACTTTCTCCGTTGATAGCAGATAACCTGTTATCGGGAGTACAGCAAGTTTCCCCTATCATTCTGAAAAATCCAGAATTGTTCGTTGTCTCAACTACGGTTTTGTATCTGGTTCTTGTTCTCAAGCCAGATGCCACAACCTGTCTGCAATTACGTTTCATAAGCGGATACTGCACAGCCCCACCGCCAATCGTAATAAAAACAGGAGCATTGATTGTAGTGGTATCGGGGATTTTTTGAGCCACCACAATACAAACTTTTCGGCAGTCTGCATAACTGCCTGCGGGTAAATCTATAATCAGATTTCCGCCTGTAAAATTCACTGACTGCGATATAATGAAATTATCGCAAAGTCGGCATACATTCTTACAAGCCATAAAATAACACCTCCTAAAAAATAAGGGTAGACTTCTGCCTACCCTCTTTGTATCAACCACTGTGGGCGAAGTCTGATTTAATATCAGATAGCATTTTTAGTATTTCCTTCTGGTCTTTCATTATCTTATCCAGATAATATCCATCCTGCCTATGCAATTCCTTCAACAGCGTATCGTTCGATACCTGTTGGCAAGTCACAAGCTGCAAAAACACAGACAGGATGGTAAGCATATCTAAATAAGATAACCCTTTATTTTGGTTGTCTGCCATCAGCAACCACAACCGCAACCGTTACCATATCCAGAATAAGGATAAGGGGCAGGAACGTTATACGCAGGTACAGGCATAGGGTTGATTCTTCTAATCAATTCCGCTGTCTGCGCGTCCTGATTTGCCGCGATATAAGCGTTCTGCGCTGACTGAGAAGCAGCCAGTTCCAGCTTCTGAACCTTATCTCTCAGGTCGGCGTTTTCCTTAGCGCACAGGTAGTCGAGGATTGCTCTTGTTCCTGCGTTCTGGTTGTCGATAATGTCACGGGTATTTGTGTTCATCGTGTTCTGCAATGCACAAGTATCCTGCGCCATATCGTATCTTACCTGAGCGATTGCTTCTCTGTTCTGGCAACAGCAATCGGCAAGCTGTGCCTGCAATGCGTTCTGACCCTGCATCAGTGCAACATTGGTTGTGTTGAACCCCTGCTGTGTCTGGTAGCCAAGATTGCAGATAGCGTTATCTACGCCATGAAAACCGTTCATCAGAGTGGTGTTCTGTGCATAGAACCCATCACACATACCGTTGGAGATACCGTCAAGTTTTCCGATGATAGACTGTGTGTCGAATCCTCTCTGGATATCTGCCTGTGTAGCTGCTGTTGCCACATAGCCGCCACCGTTGCCGCCGAATCCGCCGAAACCGTTATTCCCCCAACCGAAAAGCAGAGCAAAAACTACGATTATCCACAGCCATCCGCCATCGCTGAAAGCACCGTCATTGCCATAACCGCCTGTTGCCGGCATTACTGGCATAGTAAAAGGTGTATTGTTTGTAGAGTTGAACATATTAGATTCCTCCTTTTGATTGATTATTTTTATTCATAAAGAGGCACCAAGGTTTTTTGCGCGCAACCTCTAATATGTCTTACATTCCAAACTTATCTTTCATTTGTTTCATTATTTCATCGGGGTTTACCCCTTTCTCTTTGCAGAGGTTTCTTGCCATCTGCTCTACGCCTTTGGCATCCCCTTTCTGCATCATGTCTATGGCATTTTTCGCCATAGGGTTTCCCATCACTTGACTATTGTTCATCATGCTCTGTAAAAATTGTTGCGGGTTTCTTATACCGCCAAGGAGTTGAAATAAATTCTTCATTCTGCATCCGCCTTTCTTTTGGTCGATTGTGTACTGAATTTTGAAGCGGTTTTATTTACGGAGAGTTCCAACTGTTCTAATCTTTCAGACAGTTCATCAAATCTATCCATGAAAGCTGTAACCGTACCATCCGACAGTTCAAATTTGAGATTTTCTTGAATCTGAGCCGAATTTTGATGTGCAGTCTCATTTACCGGCTTGAAAGTTACGGTTTTAATCGTTCCGTCAGCGTTCCAAGACTTAGCAAATATTGCACTCATATCCTGCATCGGAAAGAACGCCGCCGAACCATCCATAGGCACATCATTTGCCGTTATCATTTCTACGGACTGCACCACGCGCCCATTTACGCCACGCGGCATCTGCTGTTGAAGCTGATTTACTGGCTGCACCTGTTCTATCTGCGGTTGCTGCATCCGCGTCTGTTGAAAGTATGGATTGTACCCATACTGCGGATATGCTTGCTGGATATTATAGTTCATGCTCTGATAAGGATTTGGTTGCATAGTCGATTCCCTCCTTCTCTAAAACCTCCTGCACCGCCCGAACCATAACGGACTGATAAGTAAGAGGTATCTTCATTACATCTTCACGACTGAAAATTTTCTCTAGGACTTCATCTGAAAACATTTCCATCAACCTCCTTCTACCTATATTTTCGCATAAAAAAAGAGCCAAAAGTGTCATCTTTCGCTCAACTTTCTGTCATATATTTTTTTGTTTTGTATGGGGCTTTTCTACACCAATCTTACACCACTACACCAATTTTACACCAATTTTCTAAAAATTATTCATTTGTTTTGAAAAGTTATTCAATGTTTATCTTTTTTGTATGAATTACTCAAAACCATTGAAAATAAAGTTATTAACAATGTTTTTAAAGTTATAGCAAGATATTTTCATTTTGAATAAAAATTTCAATATCATTTATTCCCAAAATGTATATACTTATTAAAAACATTGATAAAACAAGGTGTTCTATATGTATTTTTTATTTCTACACCAATTTCTACACCAATTTTAAGTTTTTTTCTATTGCTTCGATTTCCTCCAGTTTGGATTCATCCGTTACATGAACATACAAATTCATCGTCATTTCAATTTTGCTATGACCTAGGATTGCTTGCAGCGTTTTAGGGCGCATACCACTTTCTATACATCTCGTAGCGAATGTGTGCCTTAGCAAGTGAATTGAGAACTTTCTCATTCCCAATCTATTGCAAATAGCATATATTCCTTGATTATACGCTGACTTTTGAATTAGATTTCCGTTTTTGTTCAGAAAAATATAATCTGCATACTGGATTGGAATAATTTTGTTTTGAGAATTCTTCTCTTTTTGACTATATAAAATATTGACAGCTTCTTTTGTAAGCGGTATCTCCCGATGCCCGCTTTTTGTCTTTGGTTCTCCGATTACAAACCCTTGTTTCGCGACCTCCGATGCACTTCTCTGTATTTTTATTTTTCGATTTTTAAAATCTACATCAGACCACTTTAACGCAATCAATTCTCCAACCCGAATCCCGGTTTGCAGCACAAACGCATATCCATTATAAAATGATGATTTTTCTGATTCTTTTAAGAAAGTTTTTTGCTCATCAACAGTTAGTGCTTCTCGCGCTTCTGTTTTTTTACCACCAGTTGCTTTCACATTCCTTCTTACAGGATTTCTTTCTATTAAATAATTTTCGACAGCACATTCAAAAACACTCCACATTAAATCTCTATGCACCTTAATGGTAGATGTCTTATGCCCTTCATTCATCATATTTAGTACTTTCTGACAATGAATCGGCTTTACGTCTTTTAATTCCATATTCCCAATAATTGGAGAAATAGAAAAGCTCCACATACTTCTGTAGTTTCTTTCTGTTATAATTCTTATGCTATCTCCCTTTACTTCATTTATCCAGTAGTTAAACCACGCATCGACTGTTGGAGAGTCAGAAAAGAACACATCACCATGTTCATCCTCAAACTGCGCATCTGCCATCCATGCCCTGCATTCCTGTAGCTTATGAAAGTATTTCTGCTTTCGTTTTCCCGATTTTGTTGTAAATCGTCCTGTGTACATTCCGTCTTTTCGTTGGCTGATACCAACGCCTAATTCTTTACCTCTAAGGTCTTTTCCCATTCTATTACACACCCTTTCATTTTGAGAAAAGCCCCATACAGCGTCATATTACCATACAGGGCTAATTTCTGTCTATATCTCAACAGTATTTTCAATAAACTTGTCAAATTCCTTTCGCTTAATGAGTTTCCTGTTACCGTTTGTAAGAGCAAAAGTGCATCTTGGGTTATTCGCAAGTTTTCTGAGCGTTGCCGTTCCGATATTGCTATAGGCGGACGCTTCATCAATCGTCATTGTAACTTTCTGCCAAATCGGCACCTCTGGTTTCGACATATCCTCAATCCTTTCTATTTTCTTATAAATCTTCCTCAAAATGCGATTCACCGTAGATGATGATATTTTCATCGTGTCCGCTATATAGTCAATGGGAGAACCGTTACTGGACAGTTGAAATACCATCATCTCATCCTCGGTAAAATTGGCGTTCTCGATAATTTTTCGCAATTCTGGCTTTGTCAAATCTCGCAAAGCCACTTAGGAATACCTCCTTTATGTATCCTCATTAGACCAAAGCAATTTCTTATTCCCTTTCTTGTCGGTCTGAAAAATAGTATCCTCAGTCATTTCGATTCCAATTTCAGCCTTTACCACTTCCTCAATATCATCAAGACAAAGGTGCTTATCCCCAACATCAGCCCATAACTGTTCAAAAGCAACCAATGCCTTTGCGCACCGCTCCGGACCGAAACCAAATTTATCATGCAGAACCAACAGCATAACCAGTTCCATTTGAGAAGAAAGCCCTCTATCAATGATTTTCTGCATATTTTCAATAGCTTCTGTCTTTGCTTCTTCAATGATTCTTTTTTGCTTCTGATACCGTTTTTTCTTTTCAATCTGATTCAGATTCATCTTTTACACCACCTTCGCAAGCCACAGAAGGAAATTTGTCCACCCTTTTCTGCGCTTCCGGCGGCAGATTTTCGTAAAAGCTAATTTCTTTGACTTGGTATCCACATCTTTCTTTCATTCTCTCCATAGCCTTGATGGCAAGAAATGCACCGTTGATAGCTACATGATACGCAGCAGGCAATCCGCTTTCCTCGTCACGCGCGTCATGGTCTTTTTGGTAAGTAATCGTATGCCGCAGCAGAGCAGCTAACAATCTATCATCGGAAATATTGCGCCATGATTCGATACCTTCAAGACCGTATTTCTCAACAGCAAATTCACGAACCCTTGCCAATGGTTCTAAAAGTTCCAATGGCACAAGGTTAAGCTGCGGTTTTCCTTCATCAGATTTTACGATTGGCGTTTTCATAAATCTTCCTCCGTTCTGGTTTTTATCTGATACTCATTGCTTTTATTTTCTCTAATTCTGCATGAACGGTGTCCATAACAGAATCATCCACTACTCTTTCTTTCTTCTCGCTGCCCTCAATCAACAACTTGCTCTTTTCGTCAAACGCATTAGAAAGCTGCTTAATTCTATCCTGCATTTCTATTCTGGCAGGATTTTCATTATTAGAAAGCAAATTCCGCACTTCTGTTGGTAGTTTTGCGCTTTCGTCTTTCTGCATCAGCACAAGCCGGTATGACCGCTGAAAATTGCTCATAACTACTGTCTCATTATATTCTTCATCCGTAGCCCAAATATGTAACTGCTCCGGCGTTCCGATTGCACTCTGGATGATGGCAGGCAGTTTCAAAAATTCCTCGGTATATCGGTATCCGCTGTTTCTAATCGCCATACTGACTAACGACCACGCCTCCATTTCGTTCAATTCCTGCGGTTTGCTAACGGAATGAACCATATCAACCAACTGCCCGATTGTCGGTGCAAATCCGCTTGTATCGGACAGGATATAGGATTTCAACGCAACCGAAATCTGCTGATATGTATAATCTGAAAGCATCATTCCCCAAACCTCCGTTGTTTCTTCGATATTCTTTGGTCTGAAATTCTGAAAACAGTTATACATGATACGCAGGATTTTCTTCGTTTCCTCTTTTGTCAGCACAAAACACACCCCCTAAAAATTCCAGTTTATATCGCTACTGGAAGTCTTACCGATTTTCTCCCAAACAATACCTTGATAGCCGCTTGAAATACTCTCGTTTATTGCCGTTGACACCGCCGTATCTCCGTACTGTGTTGACTTTTCCGATACGGTTTTTAAAAGTGTCCGCAGACCTCTTTCTTTGTACTTGAAATTTCTCTCTCCCTTGTATGCAATCCAATCCTGTACCGATTCCAACAAGTAATCGGAAATAGCAAACTCGGAAACCATGTCATTCAGCATATCCGCAGAAGATACTTTCTTTACAGAAACGGAAGGAATACTTTTCGGTTCTTCTTCCGTCTGGCACTCGTCCACACTGCCTCTAACATTATTTACCATATCCATAACGTACCGCCTAAAATCATCAGACTTAATATGCTTTGCAACATTCTCAACACCCGTAAGCGTTTTCTCTGATTTGCTCCAATTATACTTGTACCATTTGAGAATCAAGACTTCTTTTGTTTCCGCACAGTACCGAATCACACCATGCACATTTTCAAAACGCCTTATCAGCCTTGAAATTGTATCCTTCGTGTACCCTGTATGGTGCGACATTTGATTAAAACTGACCTCATAGCAGCCGCAGATATTCGTCTGTGGGTTCGTCAGAAGATAAGCGTAGAAATACTTATCCTCTGGCGTGAAATCATCCTCGACCTTATTATCAGTCCAGAACGATATGTGTAAATTCCTGTATATTGCCATAAACAACACCACACTCTTATTTATTGTTGATTTTCTCGTCAAGATTCATTTCTACGCCTCCTTCTGCGGATACAAAAGGTTCAAATCATATCCGCTTTCGATAAATTTCAATGTAAGCTCATGATTTGCAGCATTTCCCAGTTTATCATATATCCAGTACATATCAGTCGGTGTGAATTGCGTTCCAAGATACTTGTTATATCCTTCCAAAATTTTTTCTCGCCACTCTTGGTTTCTTTTTGCTGACACATACGGTGCTCCTTTTGCAATCGGTCTGGAACACCATTCTAACAGTTTACAGATAATATCTGTCTTATCTTTACAGCCTTTCGCTGTAAAGTACATATTCCCTCTGTCTGATATAATCAATTCTCCAAACCTGTTTACAAAACAGTCCTCAAAACACTCCATCACATTGAAAATTTCATCAATCATTCCTGCACCTCCAACGGCTCCGGCATTTCCATCCAACCGATTACCTCGCTGACCTCCGGTACCAAGTCATAGTCATAATCTCCAAACCTCCAACTCCAACGATACCCACACCCATCTTTTGCTTTTTCGTAATAGACAGGGTATCTGAGCGTGTTCGGCTTGCCTTGTAGACCGTCCTTCACTGTAACGATTAAAGGAACTCCTACTGGTGGTAAGCCGTCTGTTATTCTATTCCATGCGACAGACATTCCGATTGTCGGCTGTTTCCGTAAGTGCTTATTCATTACATCCAGAATAACACTCGCCGCAAACATGCTATTCAAAGCACCACCTTCGTTTTTTTCAATATAAATCTCCTCGAGTTCTTTATAGAGCCTATCCGCATCAATCAGTCTCATTTATCATTCCTCCTTCGGTTTCTCACACCGCTCAAATTCGATAACCCAAACCCAAGGATTTGCGTTCCAACCATATCGGTCAATGTCGGATTTCTCGATGGTGGAATCCCACAGCCTTGCGAAAGCTTTCGGATACGCCACTCGACGCAAGTTGTTCGCATAGGCTTCGCTATAAGTTTTATAATCATCATAAATACCTTCATTTTTACAACTATCAAATGTTATATCCTGCAACCGTTCCACCCTAACATCCGTCACTTTCAGCCAGATTCTTGCGGCTGCTTTCGGCATGTCCTCGGCGAAAATCCTTCTAATGTCATTTGCGTACCATTCTCCATGCCTGTACTCCTCCTTTCCTGCTTCTGCTACTCTTTTGTTTTTCGGCAACGTGCTTATGTACTCTCGCTCCTGTTCTGTCATAAGGTGCATGGCTGTGTAGCTGGCTACTGCAAATTTATCAAATTCACAGAATCCCACACACTCATGTCCTGCCAGTTCCATGCCTCTACGGAAACCTCCGATTCCAGAGAAAAAATCAATGAATTTCAAGAATCATCCCTTCTTATGCTCGTAAATTTCAATTCCTTTTCCTTTGGCGAAACCATATTCTTGATTTGCCCCCTTGCTGTTTTCCCATCCATCCAACATATAGATTGCATCGCAAATATCGAGCAACTCAAAAGACATTCTCATGTATTCCTCATGTGTCGCATCTTTCGGCATGATATCATTCAACCTCGCGGGATTTACCGTATCATGTCCCATTGCAATCAGTTCCTTTTCTGCCTCAAGGAATCTTTCTCTGAAATCCTCTGTTCCTGTAATAGCACCGCTGATGTAGATTCTCAAATTTTATAAGCCTCCTTTTAAATTCTACAAATTGCACAAACTTAACTGGTCTGCCATCTCAAGACCTATTTTTTCTTTTCTCTCATCCGAAAATCCGTTGTATGTTTTTCGATTGGTAAACAAGTATTCTGTTGCTACCTTGCTATTGCTATTTGCCGCAGACAAAACACTTTTTGTTGTTTTTGCTATCGGAATAAAATTTTCTGGCATTTGATATTCTGATATGAAAATATTGTCTTGTTTTTCAGCCCATTCGTAAAATTCTCCGTGATTAAATCCTTGATATTTTCCCAATTTGTTCCTGCGTATGGAATATCGCAATATATTACTGCATCGTTCGGAATTTTAACACTTCGGTAATCAACTCCAAGGCTTTGTATGCTTTGTAGTCTTTGTATGCTTTGTAGTCTTTGCAGGCTTTCTATCTTAACTTGCCTTGAAAGACTCTCCAAATTATTTCTCGCAATCTTCTTTATCTGCCTGTTAAACTCAAGATAACGCCCATACACATCGTTTAATTTTGAAGGATTTATTTTGTATCCATACTTTTCCAAAATACTTGTATCATTTGAATAAACCGCTCTGTGGTAGTCTTTTTTGAATTGTTCTATTTTGGCACCGTATATGTAGTCCTTCCCATTGTTTCCAAATGACCAGACGAGTGCGATATAAGCATCTTTGTCCTTCAGCCTGTTAAATGTTTCCCTATCAACCCATTCTCTCCTGTTTTCAACTGTATACTTTCCGTATGCGCAATCCTTGAACAGAATAGGCAGCCTTCCGTCTATATCGTTCATAATAAAGCGTTTCCATTTTCCGCTTAGTACCGCACAATGCGTAACGGCACCTCCACCGCAAAACAAATCGACAAATGTATCTGCTGACGGCAAATTTGAAACTATCCACTTCGCAATAGCATTTTTACTTCCCTTGTATGGCAATCCGTATCTCAACCATCAATCACCGCCCTTCCGTTTCTGTAATCTTCTATTGCCCTGCTAACTGAATCTTTCCCGCAATCGCTGCTATCGTACCACTCAACCGCCTTAAAAACAGGACTGAGCATTTCATGAAGCGTTTCAATTCTGATTCTTGCTGATTTGATATACTCTACTAATCTCCTCACATCCTTTGCCACATCTTCATATCCACTCAAATTAAGGTAGTCAGCCATTTCTTCTAACAATCTAATACTTCCATACTGCACAAGCTCGTCAACTTCCTTTAAGTATAGATAACTCCAACTTCCGCTGCTCATTGTTATTCGCCACCTTTCATCAACTCCATAAATTTCTCATACTGCCGTTCTGAAATCTTATTTCCCCTCTTATCCGCTCTAATTTCGATTGTGAGGTGCTTTTCGGCAATATGTGATAATTCCTTCGCAAGATTCTTTCTGCCCTGCTGTACGCCCTGTGAATAGGTTTTAGGCTGCTTATATTGCCCTGTTACAAGCTTTCCTATTGATTGGCTGCCTGCGGTCACGTTATACATTTGAAATCCGTCATCTGCGAATGACTTAATCGTTGCAACCTCTCTTTCGTCTAACTCGCTCTTAGGGCAAGTTTTAAATGTCAGTTTCCAACCATACGGATTTTCGCCACTGTAAAATCCATGCTTTTTAAGACTTAATGCGATATGGTCGTACTCACCCAAATGAGAAGCGCACCTCTCGCACAAATTGATTGCTTGACCGCAATACGCCCGACGAATTTGCGCCTCATCAGTCCTATAAAACACATAGATACCGCTTGAATACGGAATGTTCGGGCAGATTTTTTTAATTCTGCCCTCTCGTTCTGCCTTAATTGCATATATCTGTTTATAATTTGGCTTTCCCATTATTGTCACCTTTTAGTGGAGTGGTTAATATTCTTTCGATGTCCCACCCCAACTCCTTTCTGTGTAATAGACAATGAGGAGTAACCCCTAATCTTTCTGCCCATTCAACAACACGGAGTTTTTCTCCGTTATATTCCCATACTGGAGAATTTGATATATTCCTACATTTTGCACTGCAATATACAGCTTGATTAAAATGACCTCCCCTTTTTGCGTTAAAACTTCCCCCGCATATAGGACAGATTTTTGTGTAATCTTTTGTGTTCGGGTGTGTTTTGGTTCTTAACTTAAAACCACATTCATAACTACAAGTTTTTGCTCCGTTTCTTGATGAAACTTCATATTCTTT